GGAAATCGCTTTTATAACGGAATATTAATTACTCAATTACCAGTTTCTTAATCGGCTAATACCCTTTGGTGTATAGTATATAAGAGGCATAAGATGATTAAACCCGGCTATAAAACTAGTGAATTTTGGTTTACGCTTGTAAGTTTTTTATTTAGTGGGCTATATCTCATTGGTATTATAGGAGAGAGCAGCCAAAAAGAAGATCTTATCCGTGATGTTAGTCATGGTGTTGAAAGCGCAATACTTATTGGTGGCCAACTAGCAATTCTATATAAATATATCAACAGCAGAAAAGAAATCAAAAAAACTTGGTGGGACGGCGCAGACAAAAAAGAAAGAGAAATTGCAAATTCTATAAATGATGGGAGAAAATCAGATGTTAAAAAGCCAAGACCTAATAAGGTCAGAAGTAGAAAAACTAATACTAAGCGCACAAAATAGCGCTCGTGTAGTTAAAAGTTTTGCAATAGGAGAAGCATGGAAAGTTCTACAGTTAGCTACAGCATCTGTAATACAGATTATAGAAGCTATTGGCAATGATATTAGTAGTCCAGAGAAAAAAATACTAGCTATGGATTTATTGAATAAATTTTACGATAGAGTATTCGTAGTTGTTGACATTCCAGTAGTCCCTAATATATTAGAGCCGGTTATTCATAAATATCTTAAGGCGTTTCTTATGATCTTGGTAAGCGCCTCCATAGACGCACTAGTTACAACCTTTAGAAACACTGGCATATTTTTGAAGAAGTCAAACACACAACCAACCATAGTTTAATTAAACATCAAGAAAGAGGATCATGACATGAATCTAAATTTAACACAGAGTTTTGAAGATTTTGCATCTAAGATGGGACCAATGGATTTGGCCTTATACGCAGGTGTTGCATTAGTTGTATGGGTTTTTTTTAAGGATAACATAGTATCAGTCGTATCACCAGCTGTAAAGGGCCTAAAAGAACTATTAAGTAAAAAATACTCTAATGACTCTGGTGTTTCAGTGCCAAAAATTGACCCAGTAGTTGTACCAAAAGTAGCAGCTAACGCAGAGAAAGACGAGACATTCTTTAAGTTAGTTGTGTCGTGGAAACAAACCAGAGATCTAGCAGAACAAAGCGGTTGTGCAGAGGCAATCAAGGTTGCTGATCAAATGTTTCCATATCTAAGTCCTAATGTTTGCAAGAAGGAAGTATCATGAACAATAAAATATTATTAGTTATTGCTGCAATTCTAGTATTGTTAGGATTATTTAAACCTAATTTATCTTTTCCTGTCTCTAATAATCAGCCTAGAAATGTTCAAGTCTCTGTAGAAGAACCATCTTCACAAGAATTGAAAGATAAAGCACAAGAGGTTGTGAAAGCCATGGTTAATGGGAGTGCAGATAGAAAAGCAGACGGTATCAGATTAGCTAGTTTATATTCTGACATGGCAACTCTAATAGAACTAGACGGAGAAAATGAAGTAATAAAAAGTACAGAAGAGATCAGACAGGCCAACAAACTAGTTGGTCCAATGCTCAAACTGGACATTAAGGGCAAATACCCCGATCTTTCATCAACAGCAGAAAATTTAGTTGTAACAGCAATAGGCAAGGACAATGTTCTTCTCAACAAAGAACTCAGATCTGGAGCGGTTAATGGTTTCAAGGCTTTGGCCTGGGCTTGTAGTGAAGGAAGCAAATAATGTCAAAATATACTCCACAAGAATTATATAACAACTATAGAAAAGGTTTTAGCGGTTGCTTGTGGGAAGAGCACGTTTTCAATCAGTTAATGGAGCACTCTAAGTATCCATTGTTCGGAGATGCAAGTAAGAGAATTAAAAATTCTGGTAAGGGCAAACTTTCAGCACCGTACAAGAGTGTGTTAAAGTTTGAGAAGAACCCCTACAATGAAAGACAAACCACAGGAGATTGTGTAAGCCACGGAACACGAAATGCTTGTGATGTTTCCAGAGCAGTAGAAATAGATGTTAAAAAAGAAAGAGAAGCTTGGATAACCAGAGGTGCTACAGAAGCTATTTACGGAGCAAGAGGCCACGGTGGACAAGGAATGAGTTGTGCGAGAGCGGCGGATTTTGTTAGTAAAAATGGTGGAATTATACTAAGACAAAATTATCCCGGAGTGGCTGACTTCAGTAAATATAATGGCAATCTAGGAGCCGGTTGGGGTGCCAGAAGCTTACCAGATAAAGTTATTGATTTAGCAAACGATCATCAGATAAAAACAGTGAGTTTAATTAGAACCATAGAAGAAGCTAGAGATGCGTTAACCAATGGTTATGGAATAGCCGTATGTTCTAATTATGGATTTTCTAACAAGAGAGATAAAAAGGGAATAGCTAATGTAAGCGGAAACTGGGCTCATTGCATGGCCTGGATAGCTTGTGATGATACTGGTAATGAGCCGTTATTTTTAGTGCAAAATAGTTGGGGTAAATGGAATGATGGAGGACATCCTGAGTGGGGGACTATTCCAGACGGATCATTCCTAATTAGATCTGACGCGGCAGCAGGGATGCTTTCTCAAAATGGTTCATATGCGTTTAGCAATTTCGACGGGTTCCCTGTACAAAAACTACCAGATTATGGATTCGGAGAATACCTATGAGACTCTTAGACAGAATAGCACTTAATCAATTAGTTTCTAGACTCTTTGATTTAATATTGACAATAGCCAAAATGTTTGCACCCAAGAAGAATGATGAAACACCAGCACCATCTAAGCCAAAGAAAAGAAGAAAAATATTTCCCAACCTTAATATAGGAGAGAGTACAGATGAATAAATTCGTTTGTCTTTGTCTATTATCTTCTACAATAGCGTTTGGAGCATATGGGTACAACGGAAGTACAACATCAGCAGTAACTCTTGTTGGTGGAATTATTAAAGCTCAACATATGGAAGTAACAAAAAAATACAATAGAAAAGACTGTCCAGTATGCAAAGGTAAGGGATGGTACATTAGTGGAGATGGAATTCAGAAAGTAGATTGCGGCTATTGTGAACCAACAAAAGAAGCAAAAGCTGTATGTGAAAAAGAATGTACTAAAACCTCAACAGTAATAAAAAAATAACATCTAAGGCACATCATGAATAATGAAAAATTAAAGACGATTGCCGGTAAGGTTTTAAATAAAGCCGGTGTCTCTCAAGATGAAGAATTCGGTAGTGTCATTGCAATATTGATGATGATAAGTATCATATTAACAGTAGTCAGAGTTTTACAAGAATGCAATAAAAGTAAACTCACTGCTCAGTCTACAGCACAAGATAAATATGCGATATATGGAGAGCAACTGCATACTCTCAGCCAGCGCAGAGGTTGGTTTACTAAAATGCGCATCAAAAAATTATTGCGCAGAGAACTTTCACCTCAACAGTATCAACAATATAGTTTTCAACTTTTAAATGCTTTGTTAGATATAGGAGCAAACCTCACGGATGATGAAGTTCAAACCTTAGTGGAGGCAGCAAATGTTTAATCTATTGATCTGGTGTGTATATGGTGTTTTGGTTGGGTCTATAGCAAAATCTATAGTACCAGGAGAAGAAAGATTTGGTTTCCTTCAAACTATAGCTCTAGGAGTTGTAGGCTCCTATACTGGAGGTGCGATATTGTATCTACTAGGACAATACTCTGCTCTGTCTCCAGCTGGCATATTAATGGGCATAGTGGGTTCAGTAGTGGCTCTGGTGGTATATAACAAAATTACAACCAGCAAGTAATCCAACGCTTGACTTACTCCTCTCTGAGTGTTAGAATAGTCTATAATTCAAGAGGATGAAATGAGACCAACCTGGACGGACTACTTTTTAGGACTCGCTAAAGTTATTTCTCAGCGCAGTCACGATATTCACACACAACACGGTTGTGTTATCACAGATAAAAAGCAGCGTATTCTAGGGGTTGGTTATAATGGATTCCCCAGGAATATGCCAGATGATATCTTGCCAACTAACAGACCAGAGAAATATAGATGGATGATCCATGCAGAACGCAATGCTCTTAGTAATTGTGTTGTGAGGCCAGATAGTGGAACAGCCTATGTTTCTGGTCAATGTTGTAATGATTGTATAATGGCTCTATGGCAAGAAGGAATAGACACAGTTGTTATGTCCAATAATCATGGAACAATTTTGTTTGACGAAACTGAACAAAAAATATTTGATACATTTACGACCAATAGCGGTATAAAAATTATCCGAGTTGATCCGGATCTTTCTTGGGTTAAGAATTTGTGTGGTGTATTGTAATATACAATGATAAAATTTAATACTATTATCTTCGGTGACATTAAAAATGACATCATACAACTCTACTCTATAACAGTCACCAATCTTTCATTCAAATAGATTATTTTAAGTACAAGGAGAACGTATGTCGGCCCTACAAGAATTGCAGAATTATACTTTTGTTAGTAAGTACGCGAGATGGTTAGAAGATAAAAATCGCAGAGAAACTTGGAAAGAGGCGGTAGAGAGAGTAAAAAGTATGATGCATATCATGTATGCTGACAAAGGTATCTCAGAAGATATTGACTGGGCATACGATATGATGTATAAGAGACGTGTTCTCGGTAGTCAAAGAGCTTTACAGTTTGGTGGAGACCCTATCTTAAAAAGACATGCAAAGATTTATAATTGTACTAGTTCTTATTGTGATAGATTACGTTTTTTCCAGGAATGTTTTTGGCTACTTCTATGTGGGAGTGGTACAGGATTTAGTGTTCAAAAGCATCATGTATCCAAGCTACCATCTCTAGAACATACTCCTGATCCTGACATAGCTACCAAATATCTTATAGACGATAGTATTGAAGGCTGGGCTGATGCTTTAGGCGTTTTACTAAGCTCATATTTTAGCAAGCCAGTGGAGGATTTTAAACAATACAAGAACTGCCACATTGTTTTTGACTATTCCAATATTAGAGTAAAGGGCTCTTCATTAGCCAGCGGTGTTGGCAAAGCTCCAGGATATGAGCCACTAGCTAATGGTCTAGAAAAAATTAGAGCAGTATTAGATCGTTGTCTTGCTAATGGACAAAAGAAACTTAGACCAATTGATGCTTATGATATTATCATGCATAGTAGTGACGCTGTTCTTTCTGGAGGTGTTCGCAGGAGTGCTTCTTTAGCATTATTTAGTCCAGATGACGAAGAAATGGCTAAAGCCAAAACCGGCAATTGGTACATTGATAATCCTCAGAGAGCAAGGAGTAATAACTCAGCACTCCTTCTAAAAGATAAAACAACTTTCGAGGAATTTAACACCCTCATGGAATCTGTAAAAGAGTTTGGAGAGCCTGGATTTATATGGAGCGAATCAACTGAGATGATTTTTAATCCTTGTGTTGAAATAGGAATGTGGCCTATTGATGAAACTAGTGGCAAAAGTGGATGGCAAGGATGTAATCTATCTACAATCAATTGTTCTAGCGTCACAGATGAAGAAGATTTTTATGAAAGATGTAGAGCTGCATCTATTATTGGAACTTTACAGGCTGGGTTTACAAAACTAAATTATTTAGGATCTATTAGTGAAAAGATCTTTGATAGAGAAGCTCTGCTGGGCGTATCTTTGACCGGAACTATGGAAAAGCATGATCTTGTTCTAACAGAAAAGGTCTTAAAAAATGGAGCTAAAATAGCCGTAGAAACAAACAAGGAATTGGCTAAAAAGATTAATATTAACCAAGCAGCCAGAGTCACATGCTTAAAGCCCGAAGGTACTTCTTCTAGTATGCTAGGAACCAGTTCTGGTATTCATCCTCATCACGCTAAGAGATACATAAGGCACGTTCAAGCAAATATTCTAGAAGCACCATATCTACACTTTAAGAAAACCAATCCGCAAGCCTGTGAAAAATCCTCATGGTCTGCTAACAACACCGATGAGGTTATTAAGTTTCCTATTGAAGTTCCAGATGGAGCTAAATTAAAGAATCAGCTACCAGCTATAGAAATGCTAGATGTTGTAAAGGACACACAAAAGAATTGGGTTCAATCTGGCAAAAATAAAAGCCTATGCACCCAAGAATATCTTAGTCACAATGTGAGCAATACTGTAACAGTAAAACCAGACGAGTGGGACCAAGTTACCAAGTTCATCTATGACAATAGAAAGTATTTTGCTGGTATTAGTCTTATACCTCAAAGCGGAGACAAGGATTATACTCAAGCACCATTTACAACAGTATATACAAGTCGAGAGATAGTTAAAGAATACGGAGATGCTGCTTTGTGGTGCTCTGGATTAATTGAGCTAGCACTAGATGCTTTTGATAATAATCTATGGGCAGCCTGCGACTATGTATCAATGAACCAGTCTAAAGAAAATGATGATGAACGTAAACTTAAACTGGTTACAAAAATAAAAAACTTTGCTGGCAAATATTTCGATGGTGATGTCAAGAGATTGACTTACTGCATGAAGGATGTCTATAATTGGAAGATATATTGCGATCTATTCAATAGCTTTAAGAAAGTTGATTACACACAACTATCAGAAACAGAGGACAATACGACTGGTATAGAGGAAATTAGTTGTGCCGGTGGCGCGTGTCTAATTTAAACTCTAATATGTAAAAGGGTCAGCATTGAGAAAAAACTCTAAAAAGAAGAATAAAAGTATTGACTTAACAAATAATCTAGCACCAGCTACGCCATATAGTAGCTTTAAAAATAGATTAAAGCCAAGAACAGAGAATCAAAAAAACTATATTAGAACTGTTGCAGAGAGTAGTATAACCTTTTGTCAAGGATTAGCCGGAAGCGGTAAAACGCATATAGCTATTGGTATGGCGTTAGAGTATCTATTAGACGAAAAAATTAAAAAGATTATCATAACCAGACCCGTTTTAGAAGCTGGAGAAAAAATAGGTTATTTACCAGGAACAGCAGAAGAAAAATTACATCCTTATCTTTTGCCCATCCTAGATGAAATCAATCATTTTATATCTCCTGCATTATATGCTAGTTTAAAACTTAACAATAAAATAGAAGTAGTACCATTAGGATTAATGAGAGGGCGAAACTTTCACGAAAGCTTTATTGTTGCAGACGAATGTCAGAATGCATCTTATGATCAGTTAAAAATGTTACTAACTCGTATTGGACGAGACAGTAAAATGGTTTTAACTGGAGATATAGGGCAGTCTGATTTGTCTAGACACATGCGTGGTGGCTTTTTGCAAATGATAAGTTCTCTGGAAGGAATAAATAACATAGGATTTTCTGTTCTAGAATCTGTTGACATAGTCAGAAATCCGATTATAGCAGCAATTATTTCTAGATTAGAATCTTATGAGAAACAAAACGAACCATCGTAGGTGTTTACTACTAAATGCTGATTTTTCTCCACTTCGTATTATCTCATGGCAAAGGGCCATTGTATGGTCTTTAAAGTATGAGACTGATACTAAGTACTCTATTGAAATTTTAGCACACTATAATGATGACTTTATTAAATGCTCTGGGGACAAAGAGTATCCAATACCAGCAGTAGCAAAAACTAGTCACTACTTTGATGTGTATAAAAGAAACATAAATTTCTCTAGAAAGAATCTATTTATTAGAGATAATTTTACATGTCAATATTGTGGAATTCAATATTGTGGTAATCAATTAACATATGATCATGTGATACCAAAGTCTAGACATATAGGAAATAAAAAGAACTCGACAAACTGGACAAACATAGTAACAGCCTGTGTAAAATGCAACTCTAAAAAAGCCAATAAAACACCGGAAGAAGCTAATATGGCTTTATTAAAAGAGCCTATACAGCCTAGATATTCTACAGCGTACTTGCCATGGCATAAAGACCTAATTACTATAGATATGTCAAACACATCGTACTCAGAGTGGGAGCCCTTTATAGGACATCTTAAAAATGAAAATAGATATTAATGATTTCAACATCAACCATAAGTCTGCCGACACATATTATTTTACCACATCGGATTATGGGGATTTTGTAGACGATGATAGTAATGCTCAAACACTAAAAGAAAATGATAAAACATATGCCAAAAAGATAAAAAATAAACTATCAAGGAATATGTCTGATCCAGAAAATTTTGCTTTCTTTATCAAGGCAGAACCCAATAAAAAATTATATGATCCATTTACTATACACTCAGCCATTAAAGATAAGAAACCTTTCGATTCAGTGAATAAGGTATGTAAAACTACAAGTGCTTTTATACAAGTACCAGAACATATCTTTGATCAGTATGTTTCTTTTCTGAGGACGAATAATAGAAAACTATTTATCAAAACACAGAGGGAGATTGGTTAATGCCTAGTTATACTTTTTTGTGCATCGAGTGTAAGAAAAAATTTGAGACCTTTCTGACCTTTTCTCAATACTCTGACAAACAAAAATGCCCGCTGTGCAGCAGTGCGAATACACAAAGGTCTTATTCTGATGATCTATCTACGATCTCTGGCTCAGTTGTAAAGTCTGACGGAGAACTTAAGCTAGGAGATCTCGCTAATAGAAACAGAGATAGACTAAGTCAAGACGAAAAAGACCATCTATATAATAAGCACAATTCATACAAAGACCAAGACCTTGTGAAATCATTGCCAAAAGGAATGAAAAGACTTAAAAAACAACCTAAAATAGAGTGGCCAAAATGACAGAAGAAACTAATGAAAATAATGTAAACTATGAGGATTTGGTAGAACGATTAAAGCAGATGCACCCTGATGACATTAGGGACGCATTAGATATTCCGTCCTCGCAATATGATGAGCTATTTGAAGATCAACAAAAATTAACAACAGCCCCACATGAAATCTTAATTAAGATTAATGCGAATGTTCTAGAACAAAACGAAAAAGGCGAGTATATTGGATCTAAGGGGATGTTTGAACAAAATTACCATATACCTGTGCCAACCGGGACACTCTATACTAATTACGTTGATGCGTTTTTCGGCTTTGCCAAACAGGCGCTGATCGATACTATAAGCAAGACGGAAACAGAGACCAGCACAACAACAGAGAACACAAAAGATGCATGAAGATTTATCAAATGCGATATTCTCAATTGATCGCAGCAGAGAAAATAATGCAAAGAATGTTTTTTATACAACATCAAAATATTCTAAGCATACAGATTCTAATAACAATAGTGTAATGGAAAAAGACTCCGAATCTGTCTTTGCTAAAAAATTACACTTACAGGGAAGATGGAAGTTTTTTATTAGAATAGACGAGAACAATATGACATATAATCCATATAATATATATGGCAACTATAGTCCTAAAAAGAATCTTATAAATAAGCCAAGCGAACAACAGATTAAGTTCAAAGAAACTAGTCATAGTATATTTGAAATGTATCTATTATTTTTACAGAACCAGAATATGTCGATCTATAACAATGTTAATAGGGAGCTAGTGTAATGGGGAAAAAAGTGTCAAATACCACATTGTATGCTATACAGTGGCTTAATCATAAAAAGATGTCTACGTCAAGCATAGCCGAAGAACTTAATATTAAGGAAGAAGTTGTTATTTCCTCTCTGTCTTCTGTAGCTAATGAAGATGCTGCCAGTAGACTTGGTAAATTAATGATATCGGAGACAGCAGGAAAAAGAAACAAAGGCGTTTCTATTATGACAAAAGAAGCATCGTTTTTGTCTGACGAAGTTTCAAAAAAGGCTAAGAATCAAAAGAAAGATAACTCAAATATTTTTAAGCCGAGAGGCTAATAATATCTTTATGTCAGATACATATATCTCGAAATACTCCAATAACAAGGAAGTATCAGCTGCTCAGTATATTACAGAAATTATATGCGAGCATCAGGCAGTTAGAAATAATAAGGATTTGCATTTTAGATTTTGGGTGACTAAAGAATGGTCGTCTTATTTTAAGAATCAAATCTCTTCAGCACATAAGCTATTAAAAAAATATTCCTCTAAGGCAATAGTCATGGCCCTAAAGGACAAGGATGCTGCAAAAATATATTCCTTGCGAGCACCGCACCTAGGAGCTATCATAGACAGATATCAAAAGATTGTTGAGGCCGAAAATACGAAGCTCACGATCAATCTTAATAGATCCGACAATGTAAAGTATAAAACGAATAAATCGGATCATAATAGCAAAAGCATTCTTTCTAGACTTAAGGAATTAGATAATGAGTAATATAAAAACAGAGGTTAAAAAAGACTTTGGCGACGACATCATCTTATCTGGTAATTCGATAGTTGATAGAAAAATTGTTGTTATACCCGTAAGTCCTGCACTAGATATGGTTTTAAGTGGAGGTATTCCAGAGGGAAGCTTTGTTGTGTTGACCGGGCAACCTAAGTGTGGGAAGACTGTCACATCACTAGACTTCGCTGCTACTGCACAAAGACCAGAATACCAAGGTGCCTCAAAAACACCAAGAGAAGTGTATTACCTAAACATAGAAGGTAGAATCAAGAAGAGAGACCTAGAAGGCATCAAAGGATTAGACCTTTCTCGTTTTCATGTCATAGGAAGTCAACAAGGTAAAATTCTACACGCAGAAGAATATTTGCAGATTGGAGAAAAGATTATTAATCAAGAACCAGGATGCGTACTCATTATCGACTCCTATTCTGCCCTATGTACAGAAGCTGAAATTACTAGTGATATGGATAAGATGCAAAGAGCAGACGGAGCTAAATTACTGGCTAAGTTTTGCCGAAAAGTAGCCAATGTTATACCTGTCAATAAAAATATAGTAATAGGCATCACACATCTTATGGGCAATCCTACTGGATATGGGGCCGAATTTAAGGAAAAGAGCGGTCAGGCTATAGCCTATCAAACTGACATCAAGCTCAAGGCCAAAACTTTTAAACCGTGGACAACTGGGGCAGATGGTACGCAAATAGGGCAAGAGGTGGAGTGGCAGGTTGTGTGTTCTGCCCTCGGTCCTCCCGGAGCTACAACCACCAGCTATATACGATATGGTCAAGGTGTTGATAAGCATACAGAAATTATTAATATTGCTTGTGATATAGGAGCAATAAATAAGGGAGGGGCTTGGTATACTCTAACTTCCGAAAAAGATAGTCCTAAATTTCAAGGAACAGAAAAGGTTAGAAACTATCTTATAGACAACCCAACCGCATATGATAATTTAGTTAAAGTGGTCAAAGAGACTATGGGCATTAAGGTATGATTATAAAAGACCTAGATAACAACAAGATTTCTTGGTCAATTACTGGCTGTATTTCTAACAGTCGCAGTCAAAATAAGTCAGAACTACACCTAATAGCCAGATCCCTTATTCACGAGATCTTTCCTACTTTGCAAATTTTGGAAGAGGTACCAATACCTACGAGAAGAGGAGAGACACTGTATTTAGATTTTTACTTGCCTTTAATAAAAAAGGGCATAGAAGTTCATGGAGAACAACATTATAAGTTTGTTCAGTTTTATCACCAAAACGTTATGGGTTTTGTGAAGAGTAAAAAAAGAGACGAAGATAAACAAAACTGGTGCTGCAATAACGGAATAGAGTACATCGCTCTACCGTTCGATTCTGTAACAGAATGGAAGGAGTTAATAACAAATGCATAAGACAGCTAAAGAAGAATTGGAAAGATGGGACTCAATATTGGACGAATATGAGCAATCAATAGGATTGCCAAAATATAATGGGTCTGTATCTTCGGATGAATTAAACGAATATCTTAATATGGATAGGTCACAAATAGAAAAACTGACTCCTGAAGACTGTATACAAATCTCTATGAGACTTGCTCAGTTTTCTTTACATACTCAAAGAACAGTCAATAGAGAAACTGCTAGACACAATTGGGCAGATGAAACTATAAAAGAAGTTATCGCGGATGAAATCAATAACTATAAGGGATATGGATATATAGAAAAGTCTATGCAGGCCATAAAACACAATGAAAAAGCCAGCAATCTAAATTCTATTAAAAAATATGCAAAACAAAGAATGGATAGATTATCATATATAGCTAATGGTATTAAAAATTTATCAGACATACTGGTTGCAGTACAGAGAACAAAGGTGAAACATGGATCCTAAAGATATGTTAAATGACCCTGAAAAAATCAAAGATATGATAGCAATGCTACAAGCACTTCTTCCACAAACGGAAGATAGTAAAACAACAACAAAAAGTAAGAATCCTAAGTCCGCTAAGGCTACTCCTGCAAAAGCCAAAAAGAGCAAGCAGACCCCTGACAATAGCGGCAATAAGTTTTTAGAAATGCAAGAAATGTATATGTTTAAGGACGACGCGGCTATAGATAAGAAACTATCTAAGAATCCTCCAATACCAAGGACTAGACATTTCTCTTCCATCACTGTAAAATGTAGAGTGTGTGGCAGATCAGAGGAAGTTAATCCTGGTCTTGTCTATGACTCTTCTCGATATAAATGCAATAACTGCTCATCTACTCAGGGGTAAGAATGCCAAATATTTTATGCGATCCATCAGCTGAAAGAGCTGTTCTGGCTGGTATCTGTAATTATGGAGATGATGCCTTTCTTGATGTTGTAGATATTATTCAGGAGACATCTTTCACAGTTGATAGCAACGCTGTTTTGTATAAATGTATAAAGCATATATGCGAAAAAGATAATAAACAATCATTAGACGTTGCGTCCATATACTCAGCTGCTCAAGAATTAGAACTAAGCCATATTCTTAATAAAAAAGAAGAAGCTCAACATCTAAAGGCAATTATAGATTTTCCTGTAAATTTGGACAATGTTCGTAAATTTGCTGCCAAAATACGTAAACTTGAAATAGCAAGATTACTGCGGAAGCAATTGGAGACAACTCAAAACAAAATATTAGAAGTAACAGGAAATGAATCTATATCTTCTATAGTAGGAATAGCTGAAGATAGCATCTTCAATTTTAGTTCTTTACTAAACGATGCTGAAAGTGGACCAGAAAAAATGTCCTCTTCTATTGACGAATATATTCAGCAATTGGAAGAGAACAAGGTAGATCAGGTAGGAATACCTACTGGATTTCCTGTATATGATCAAGCAATCGGAGGGGGTCTAAGAAGAGGAACCATCAATGTTATCGGAGCTAGACCCAAGGTTGGTAAAACGCTCATGTCTGACAATATGGGTAAAAACATAGCGGCTCTAGGTATACCTGTTTTAAACATGGATACAGAAATGAATAAAGAAGATCATATTCACAGATTATTAGCAATGATGAGTGAAGTTGATATGAGTTCTATCGAAACAGGGAAATTTGCCGAATCCGCAGACAAAAAGAATAAGATCTTGTCCGCCGTATCGAAACTCAAAGAAATGAAGCTATATCATAAGAGTATTGCCGGTAAACCATTCGAAGATCAGTTATCCATTATGAGAAGATGGCTGGTGAAAGAGGTGGGCTTAAACGATGATGGCACAGCAAAGGATTGCGTTATTTTTTATGACTATCTTAAACTTATGGATAGTGCGGGAATAAGTCAGGATCTGAAAGAGTATCAGGTTCTTGGTTTTATGATGACGAGTTTACATAACTTTGCTGTCAGATATAAAGTTCCGATTGTAGCATTTATTCAGCTAAACAGAGATGGTATAACTAAAGAAAGTACAGATTCTGCCAGTGGATCAGATAGAATCATATGGCTATGTAGTAATTTTACAATATTCAAGAGAAAATCAGATGAAGAAATAGCAGAGGACGGAGCAGATAACGGAAACAGGAAACTTGTTCCGTTGATTAGTAGGCACGGAGGAGGCTTAGATGACAACGATTATATTAATTGTCATATGAAGGGATGGTGTGCTAAGATTGTGGAAGGAAGGACCAGACTGGAGGTCATGAATAATGTATCGACTAAGAAAGAAGGATTTATTGTAGATGAGGAATCAGGCAACTCTAATGAAACAGCAATCCCCTTCGTATAATCAGCAGCATCTCAAAGCTATAAGTGATGCTGTCTGTGATAGAATAGAAGAACTGTTTGAAGTTTTACATGTAGAATACAAACTGTATGATAAAATGGCCACTATGTCTTGTCCTATTCATGGAGGAGACAATGCTAGTGCGTGTAATGTTTATCATATTGGTGACTCATACAGAGGAAACTGGAAATGCAGAACACATAATTGTCATGAAGTTTTTAAATCTTCTATTATAGGCTTTATCCGGGGCTGTCTTTCTCACAGAAAATATAATTGGGAAAACGATGGAGATAAGACGTGTTCTTTTAGTGAAGCTATACAGTTCGTTCAGCAGTTTCTCGGCAATAAGATCGATATGAATAGTTTATCATCCATAGACTCTAAAGCCAAAGATAAAAACGATTTTGTCAATACAGTAAGATACATCACAGAATCATCTAATAAAGACCAACTAAAGATATCTAAAAAATATCTGCTATCTAAGATATCAGTGCCATCCAGCTATTTTTTAAGTAGAGGATTCAGCAATGAGACTCTTTCTAAGTACTATGTTGGTGACTGTTACGAAGAAGGCAAAGAGATGTATCGTAGGTCTGTTGTTCCTATATTTGATGATAATGATGAATATATAATAGGCTGTACTGGACGAAGTTTGTTTGAAAAATGTTCAAAATGCAAGGCTTATCACGATCCAAAAACTACTTGTCCTTCGGAAGCAGAGGCATGGAAATATTCCAAATGGAAGCATAGCGCCGGATTTAAGTCTGGGGATACAGTATATAATATGTGGAATGCTAAAAAGCACATAAAATCTAGTAATAATACTGTAATCCTTGTAGAAAGCCCAGGTAATGTATGGAGATTAGAAGAAGCTGGCGTTCACAACTCTATAGCTATCTTTGGTACGACTTTTACAGATCGTCAAAAAATGATTGTTGATTGTTCTGGCGCCATGAATATTATAACCATAATGGATAGCGACGATGCTGGAAATCAAGCTAGAGACAAGATATATGCTAAATGTAAAAAAACTTATAATGTTACTCATATAGATATTCCCGCTGATGATATAGCATCTATGTCTATTGAAGATATTAAAAAACTAAACATATTCTAACTAATAGGAAGTTTTATGATAATAGGGATATCTGGAAAAAAACAGTCTGGCAAATCTACTAGTGGTAATTTTATGTATTCTCTTATGATGGTAGAAGCAGGAATTACCGACAAGGCTTCCATTAACTGGATGGGACAGATAGAGGTATCCGACCTGTTCGGAGACAAAAACTATAAAGGACAGTTCGATCCATGCAACAGAAATATATCTGATTGGAATATTAAAAAAGCTTTTCAAGTCTTAGATCCAATTATTAAGATATATAACTTTGCTGATATACTCAAACAAAATATCTGTATAGACATACTAGGTATGACATATGCTCAGTGCTATGGTTCTGATGCGGAGAAAAATGAACTCACAGACTTGCAGTGGAGTGGCGAAAAGCTGACAGCCAGAGACGCTATGCAGCTCATAGGAACCGATTTGTTCAGAAAGCTTAAAACAAACGTATGGGCTTCTGCAACTTTAAAAAAGATAGACAAAGAAAAACCCAGAATATCCATTATCACAGACTGTAGATTTCCCAATGAAGTAGATGCTATAAAAGAATATGGTGGAGCAGTAGTAAGATTAACAAGAAAATACGACTCATCTACTCATACTAGCGAAACAATATTAGATCAAGATCAATATGACTGGAATAATTTTAATCATGTGATAAATAACCAAGAAATGTCTATCTATGATCAATGCGTAGAATTACAAAATATCCTCAAGCTATATTTAGGAAATCAATGATTATTACTTATTTTAGATCTTCCAGTTTCAATACTCACTCTATGTGTGAGCAGCAATACTATTTGGAATATGTACTAGGGTGGAGATCTCCCTCTGGACAGAAAGCTGACAAGGGAACTATTACCCATAAGGTATTAGAAATTTTAGCTGTAATTAAAAAGGCACAGCAAGACAACCAAGAGTCTATTATAGATGATGTTGTAGGGGAATTAAACGTTAATGATTATTCACTAGATGCTATTACTGAGAAAGTTTATAATCACTACTCCTCTCATAGTCCTCATCATAAATGGACAGCTAAAGACCACAAAGACTGCCATAACTGGGTATACAAGGCTATAGAATTTAATAATGGGATGTTTGATCCAAGAAATAGAAACATACTATGTCCAGAACAACACTTTGATTTTGAAATAAAGAAACCCTGGGCATCATACTCATTTGATACACAGGATGGCAAGGATGGAAAAATTTCTGGAAATTTGGCCTTAAAAGGCACTATTGACTTGATCACGCTGGTCAACGATAATACCATAGAGGTCATCGACTGGAAAACAGGAAGAAGGCTAGACTGGGCCACAGGAGAAGAAAAGACACAAGAAAAATTAGAAAGAGATCCTCAACTTAGGATATATCATTATGCTATTAGTCACTTATATCCTAATATAGAGCATATTATTTTTTCGATATACTTTATAAATGATGGTGGTCCGTTTTCGATTTGTTTTGATAAAAAAGACTTAGCTGAAACTGAGAATATGCTAAGACAAAAGTTTGAAGTTATTAAGAAAACTAAGAAACCAAAACTACATAAGAGCTGGATGTGTACAAAATTATGCCACTTTGGAAAAACAACGTTCGACAACACTCATGTACAACCATTAACAGAATATAGAAATGGTCAAGTATGTGGTTCAGGTTCGACAATGACCAAATGCGAACAAATAAAACATGATATCGAATTATACGGTATTAATTCAGTAACCAATGAGTATAAAAACAAGAACCACTCATTTGGACAATATAAAGCACCAGGAAGCACCACTTAATAAGGAGACAAATTGATGGGCGTGAATAGGAAATATATTCCTTTACACGTCCATTCTTAGGGAATCCCACTATTCTCTATTGGATGGACTTAGTAAAACTACACAGATAGCAAATAGATGCTCTAAGATAGAAGCTAGGGCATGTGCGTTAACAGACCATGGAAACATAGCTGGCGCTGTTAAGTTTTATGGAGATATGTTAAAAAGTGATATTAAACCGATATTAGGATGTGAATTATATATTTGTGATCAAAATCCATCTATACAAGAAACATCAAATAGAAAACTTTCTCACTTTATTGTCTTGGCTAAAAACTATAAAGGATGGAAAAATTTAATTCGTATAGTATCTGAGTCCAATAGGCCCGATTATTTTTATCACAAACCAAGGCTAGATATTGCAACTCTAAGAGAGATTGTAGATCCAGATAATATGCTAGCTATTGTTGGACATCTTGGTTCTACATTAGCTAATAAGATTATAGATGAAAACAACACCATTAACAAAGACTATATAAATATTGGGTCCAACTTTATTAGCAGTATTAAAGATATATTTGGCAAGAATAATGTCTTTCTTGAGGCACAATTAATGGACAAAGATAATCTACCTTTGCAAATTAGTCTGACGGGTGCTATAAGGGACTTGGGAAAAGAGACAAACACCAAGGTTATCTGCACTCCAGATGCGCACTACGCGGAAAGAGATGACGCTATGGATCAGAGGATACTCTTGTGCAATAACTTAAAGACAACCCTGAATAAGATAAATAGTAAGATCCAAAATCAGGAATCTATAGGTATGGATTGTTTCTTTCTATCTGACAACTATCACATTCCTTCTCAAGAAGAAATATCTAATTTGCACACAGAGCAAGAAATAGATAACACTAATATAGTTGCAGATATGTGTGAACAATATGATATCTTAGATAAGCCACATTTGCCGTCATTTGATTGTCCAAAGGGATATAATCCCGATGAATATCTTAGACAATTATGTAGAGATGGCTGGAGAGAGAAAATACAGAATAATATACCTAAAGAGGATCAAGAAATATATGTACAGAGAATCAAATCTGAGTTAGAAGTTTTACAGGGTGCTGGTTTGTCTAGTTACTTTTTAATAGTGCAAGACATTGTGAGACACGTTAAAGAACAAGGATGGCTTCCTGGTCCGGGAAGAGGTAGTGCGGCTGGATGCTTGGTCTCTTATTTGATAGGTATCACCAGTATTAATCCCATAAAATATGATCTATTATTTGAAAGATTTTACAATGCCGGTAGAAATACCAAAGACAGAATTAGTATGCCTGATATAGATATAGACGTACCAATTAATAAAAGAGAATATGTAATTGAATACATAAAGTCTAAGTACGGGAGAGATAAGGTTTCTCAAATGATTACCTTTAATACCATGAAAGGTAGAGGTGCTCTAAAAGATGTGTTGAGAGCTTATGATAACATAAGTTTTGAAGAAATGAATCGTATAACAAAACACATCCCAGACGAAGCTAAAATAGCAGACGAACTACAAGAAATGAAAGATGACACGGGGGAATCTTCTATTATCCGCTGGGCACTAGAAAACAATGTTGACAAACTGAAGGAGTGGTGCTATATTAATGAAGACGGAGCGTTGGCTGGCCCTCTAGCCAAGCGATTTGAACAAGCAATACGCTTAGAGGGGACAAAGTCTAATCAGTCAAAACATGCTGCTGGTGTATTAATTAGTAGTCAAGGATTAGCAGATATGTGTCCTATGGTTTATGATACAAGAAATAAGCAAACTATTGCAGGTATGGAAATGCAAGATTTGGAAGCTATAGGTGGCATAAAATTTGATATCCTTGGTGTTGCTATGTTAGATAAAATTATGACCATATCAGATTTTCTAAAAAATGGAGAATAAACATGACTGATAAAAAATTTAGTGAACTAAATATCAATGATAGATTTGTTGTAAACGGAATGGAATATATCAAGACTGATACTGTCAGAGTTAGTTGTTGTAAGTCTATAAATTGTCAAGAAGCAGGTAATTCTGCTGTTAAATCTTTTTTCCCAGAGGATGCCACGGTACAAGTAAATGCCTAATTATCAAAAAATTTGTGTTTTCGATATGGAGACTGATGGATCCAATCCAGATGTCTGTAGTCCAGTTCAAATTGCTGCCGTTATTATAGATCCTCTTAGGTTAGAAATTATTCAAGACTCAGAGTTTAATGTGACTATCAAGCCAGAAAAACTGGAAGAAGATGATAGTTATACATATTCAGACTCTGACATCCTAGAATTTCATTCTAAAGTAAGAGGATGCTCTAAAGATGATATTCTCACGACATGGAAAGAGTATACTCCACAAAACCAATCGTGGAAGCTGTTCTTATCATATCTAGAGAAATACCACATTAGATCTGATAAAAGATCTTGCTTCACTGCTCCTATAGCAGCAGGATATAATATCAATAGGTTTGATTTGCGTATTGTAGATAGACTCAGTAAAAAATACAATAATCTTAATAAAGAAGGCAGATCATCTTTATTTTATCCTAGAGATGTTATTGACGTGATGAATGTTATATTCTATTGGTTTGAGTCAAACAACGAACTCAAAAACTATACTCTAGATAATCTTAGAGACTACCTAGGACTATCAAAAGAGGGTGCTCATGATGCTCTAAAGGATGTTAAAGATACGGCAGAAATACTTATTAGATTTCTTAGACTTCACAGAAATCTTGGTAAGAAAGTTAAATTTAAAGGATCGTTTACCAAATAAATCTTTATTGTATGTCAAGTTATTACTCATTTGATTGTGGATGTAAATTTCCGGTAGCAGAGCAATCCTCTGTTCCTAAAATAATTTTTGATCCAAACATAGACAACATAAGTCTTTCTTGTTCTAGAACATGGGAACTTATATCAGAAGGAAATACCAAAGGATGTTTTCAGCTAGAGTCTAGGCTCGGCCAGTCTATGGCAAAGAAACTAAAGCCAGAAAATATAGAACAGCTATCTGCTCTTATTAGTATTCTGAGACCAGGATGCTTGGAGGCGTATAGAGATGGCAAAAGCGTATCTAATCATTATATAGATAGAAAAAATGGATTAGAAGCTATAGATTATTTTCATCCAGCACTAGAACCTATTCTAAAGGCAACGTATGGAGAGATGTGTTTTCAAGAGCAGGCTATGGGAATAGCAAAGTCTATAGCAGGATTCGATCTTCAAGAAGCAGACGAACTCAGAAAAGCCATTGGTAAAAAACAGGCAGATAAAATGGCTAAAGTTAAAACACAGTTTATAGATGGTTGTGCGAGGATG